TACCACGCTCCATCTTACGATTGGTCGATCGGTGTAAAAAGACGGGGGGCCACAAGCCCCCCTGTTTTCTTTGGAGATTTCAAATGGCTACCTATCGTTGTTTGGCAAGTGGTAATACGGTGACGTTCACTCAGCCTCATGACATTGAGTCCATGAAGGGCCACACTGGCTACGTTCTGGTCGATGAATCAGGCGAGAAGGTGCCGACTGAAGAAGAACAACGCGCTTTGCCCATGACCGCGCCAGTTAACGGCGTTGGGCGCCCGCGTAGAACGGCTGTGGCATGAAGCTGTTCAACGTCTGCCCGATTGCCACGCAGGATGTGCGTATCAACTTGAAGAACCGTAACCACGCCTTCAAAGAGTACGGTTACGGCCCTCCAAATCCTGACGAGCCAAACGACGTCTTTTGGCTCAAGAAGGCCAAGATGTACAACGCCCCCACTGAGGCGATCAAGGGGATGCGATGTGGCAACTGCGCCGCCTTCATTCAAACACCGAAAATGATGCAGTGCATCATAGGCGGCCTTGAGAAAGATGAGAATAAAGGTGAACTGTCATACGACGAGGAATTCGTAGCGGCAGCAAACCTTGGATACTGTGACTTGTTCCAATTCACTTGTGCAGCGGCCCGTACTTGTGATGCTTGGAAATCTGGTGGGCCCATCACTAAGGATTGATCATGTACGGAAAAGCGCCAAAGATGGCTAGTGCTAAAAAGCCTTCCAAGAAGATGGGTGTGCCTGTGGCAATCATGGTTGCCGTTGGTAAGCCTAAGCCTATGCCCAAAGCTCCTAAGATGATGAAGAAGATGGGGAGAGGCAAATGAAAAAGACTAAAGCCGAAAAGAAGATCAGCAAGGTCATGCGTGAATACAAGTCTGGTACTTTGCACTCCGGTAAAGGTGGCCCTGTCGTAAAGAGTCCTAAACAGGCAGTTGCGATTGCACTATCTGAGGCCGGCAAAGCCCGGAAAAAGAAGTGAAAGAGGTTTGGGAAAAGAAGCGTCCTAAGTCGCTGGGAGCTTCTAAGCCTTTGACGCCAGCTAAGAAGGCTGCTGCCAAGAAGATGGCTAAGGCTGCTGGTCGCCCTTATCCCAATCTCATAGACAACATGAGAGCAGCGAGGAAGAAATGAAAAGCCCCGCTTGGACTCGCAAAGAGGGTAAAAATCCTGCTGGCGGGCTTAACGCAAAGGGGCGAAAGTCCTATAATGAGTCAACTGGCGGGAATCTAAAACCTCCTGTCAAATCAGGCGACAACCCTAGACGGGCCTCCTTTCTAGCGCGTATGGGCAATATGCCCGGGCCTGAGTACAAGAATGGCGAACCGACTCGCCTTCTGTTATCCCTCCGAGCCTGGGGCGCATCGTCCAAAGCGGATGCAAAAGCGAAAGCCAAAGCGATCTCGGCAAGGAACAAGAAATGAGACCTCTTTCGGTCGGCGTAAATCCAACGGCTACGGTACTTACCACGGTCTATACGGTGCCGACTGGGTACTACGCGAAGTTCACCGTGATGTACATCCATAACACGGGCGGCTCAACCAAACACATCACAGTGCAGTGGGCTGACTCTAGCGCAAGTACAACTTACGACATCTTGACGCAATATAACTTCACTGCAAAACAGTATTTGCAATTTGATGGCAATGCTTACATCGTGTTAGAAGAAGGCGATTCAATCAAGATCACTACTGAGTCTGGTAGCACATTCAGTTTTATCGCCACCTTTGAAGAAATAGGATTGACACGGCAATGACCTACCTAGAACTCATCAATGACGTGCTGATCCGACTGCGAGAAACGACCGTAGCGACCAGCAACCAGACAACCTACTCGACGCTAATCGGCAAGTTCGTTAACGACGCCAAACGGCAGGTTGAGGACGCCTACGGCTGGAACGTGCTGGGCCAGACTGTGACAATCCCTACGGTGGCGGGCACCTACGTCTACTCTATGACGGGCGCAGGACAAAAGTTCCAAGTCATGGACGCGATCAACATCACCTCTAATGTCGGTCTGCGGAACATCAGTTTTGTGGAGATGAACCGCTTTCAGAATTTTGTACCCGCCATTAGCGGTATCCCCGAGTATTACAGCTTTGATGGTGTGGACGGCAACGGCG